TTTGCAATTAAGTTCTTTTGGTCTTCAGTAAATGTTGCAGGAAACTTAATCTTTGAAAGTTTCATATCCAATTCCTTACTACCAACAGCCATTTTGGTTAAATCTTTGTATGGTATATCCATTGCTTTAGCAATTTCCATCATCTGTCTTTTGGCACCAGGCATTATTTCAAAACGACCATCTTTATTTAACTGAACAAATTTTTCAGACATTTTTCCTATCTGATTCATTAATTCACCGGGATCATTTTGTGCTAAATCCATCATTCTTAGTGGATCTAATAATTCAGATTGTGTTACACCCAATCTTTGTAATGCTGCCGCAGTTTCAATTGCACCTTCAGGATCAAACACCTTATCAGCAAAATTGAATACTTTTTCCATATCAGCTCTTAAAACTTTTGCTTTTGCTACCATTTGAGCCAAACCATCAACACCACCTTTGAAATTATATTTGTTTAATTTGTCTAAATTTTGGACTACCCCAGCCGCAACACCTTTAGCATTTACCCCCATTTTTCTTGATATATCAACAGCTTTTGTCATTTGTTTTTCAACACTCAAATATGAGAAACCAACATCTTTGAATGCTTTAGCTGTTGAAACAGCATCTTGTCCTGTTACTTTTTGAGTTGCTAATAGACCTTTGTAGGCCTCGTTGTTCAATATTACATTTCTACCTAAATCTTCCGCAATCCCCAACTGAACATCAGCAATATCTTTGAATCCAAATCCCAACTCTTTTACATCACCAACAACATCGGTCATTGCAGCCTTTATGTTCATAATGTTAGTTCTACCAACACCAAAAGATTTGGCAATATTGAATGCCTGAGTTTCTACTTCATTGAAAACTTTTTTTATCTGAACAGGATTAAAATTGGTATATAGTGCCGTACCAAAATCCATACCCAATTTTTCCAATTGTGCTTGTAACCCAGCTAAACCCGATTTGTCGTCTTCACCCATTTTATATTAGTTTTATAAATAAATACCACACACCAATTTTTATGTTTTCGGTGTGTGGAATTCGACTATTTTATTTACCAAGTATTTACGTGAATATGTGGGTAGTGTTAAAAAATCACTATAGGATGTGTGGAGATATTTACCCATTAAAAAATACTCGTCTAAAAGTATTTCATTATACTTAGAAGAAAGGGCGAAAAAATTCAACCCCAAAGGTGATCTCGAAGGTCACCAGTTCTCCGGAAGGGGCTCTAACTGTTCTTTTTAAATCTAATGATGGTTCGTTTTCCCTTATAAAGTTTTTGATGAACTTTGAGTCCATTATTGGTAAATTGTTAACCATTTGGGACACCTTTTCCCTATCAGATTCACCATTAATCTCAACAATTTGTTTCATCAATTTCCAAGTAACCCTTGGTGCAACTAAATTAGCTGGATAACTTTCTACCATTTTATCTATTTCTAAAATTTCACCATATGTCAGAGGTTTCAATTTCACTTGAGCTTCACTTCTTGGTAATTTGATAACGAAGTGTCCATTTTCATCTGGTTGGAAATTTGGTTTGATAATGTTCAACTCATCCAAAATGATAGTTGTTTCAAATTTGTTGTTAGTAACTGGGTCAGTTAAAGACAAAGTGTACTCAGGTCCGAAAGATGTGTTTCTTAAATAAATTAGAATAGCTTCAACATCACCTTCCAACAATTCTTCAGGTCTTACATCGTGTTCATAAAGTTTTGCTCTTATGAGAGCCATAACTACATTAACGTTGGGGTTTGATAATCCACCTAAAATTAGGTTTTCATCAGCTGCTGTTAAATACCCTACTTTAACAGATTTCTTTTTGTTCTTATAAAAAATACCACCCGATGGTAAAGGAACTACATCGTGTGGTAAATTAAAATTTTCAGTACCGGCTTTTATTGAACTTGTATCCATAGTTTTATTATTAAAATAATATTAACAATAAAAAAGTATATACTTTATTAGTAAACTAAGATACAACGGTCAGGTCTTAAACTTGCAACAATTGTTTGAAGTTTGTCATCACTATATCCCAAACTTTGGAAATCTACACTAGTCAAAAAACAACCCTCTAATATCCATTTTTCAACAACAACACCAGTTGGGTCTAACATTTCCAAATCAACATTCTTCTTATAACCTGCTGCATACCCCATACGACCAGTCACAGATTCAGCGTGTAGACGTACCCATTCCATTAGTGCTTGAGATGCAGATGGACCGATTGGGTCTCTGAATGTAACAGATATTTCATCCCATTTGAAAATACCAGCAACATAAGTTTCTGTGTTTAAGAATGGAATTGGAACTGAATTGATTGATATTTTTGGACGACTAGTTGATTCAACAAACCATTCGTTGATACCTAATGATGAAGGAAATCTCATAATAAACCTATTGGATCTTTTCGGTTCATAAGGTATGGGCATTTTCATTAATAAATCAGCCATCGTGTATAATTTTTAATTTTTTATTATTTATTTTATTAATAAATATCTAATTTTTATTTTTTTCTATTGACTTTCTAAAACAAAAAATATATAATATACTAGAACTAGTTATAATATTATTAATATTTAATAATATTTTTTAATATATATTTTATTTTATATTCTAGTTGTAATTCTGGTTCATCTGGTTTATAAAGTTTTTTCTTTCCTCCGTAGGTTGAAAATATTTTCACATCTTTCACACCTTTACTCATTGCTGCAATATTTCTTGGATCATCATCTGAAAAACCAATCATAGGTACAAACTTATTAGAAATTTCATTTTCTATTTTTTTGGATAATCTTATGTTTAGTTTGTCAGCTTGTGATTGTACATAATTTTTAAATCGATTCATTGCATCAATCTTTGCGATTTCAGGATTAGTTGCTGAACCTTCACCATACGAAACTGGATAAAATCTACACATTTTCAAATACTTTAAAATTTCAGTTTTTTTGTCTTGTGGTGTTTCACCAGCGTTTTCCCTCATTTTAACTAAAGATTCGTACAATTCATCTGAGTCAATTCCACCTCTATTTGAATCAATAAGTTTTTTTACACCTCTCATTAATGTCATCGGATTGTGACCTCTCGCAGTTATTATAGAAAATAATGAACCATTATTAATTGCTTCTACAAAATCAGGCCAAGCAGCATCAGTTGCGAGTTTCGCTGACATAACATCTTGTAAAAATTTTTTATCACCATCTGTTTTAAAATCTCTAAACGGATTGGGTGCAAAATCTACAATAGTAAATCCATTATAATCAAATGGGGTTTTACCAATTTCTGTACGATGTTCAGCAAAATCTTCAGTTCCCATACCAACTTCTTCACCATCATCATCTAAAAGATAAATTTTAGTTGGCATATACATTAAGTTGTCATCCCAATCGAAAGCATAATATTTCATTGGAATTTCTCTTTCTTCTAATTCTCTAAGTAATTTGATAATTGTTTTTCTCATACCAATAAATATACATTAATTAAAAAAGGGGGAGATTTTGTCTCCCCCAATTATGATTATCTAATTTTAGATGTTTTCGAATGATGCACCAGTTGGTGTTATGTAGAATGTTATATCTATGAACTCAAGTGAACGAGTTGGTTTGATATAAATTTTACCAGTCAACTGATTTCTATCTAAATCTGCAGGGTCAGATGAAACTGTTACACGGAAATCGTATAAACCTCTGTCTCTTCTGATTGCATCCAAGATAGGATTTACAGCATCTAAGAAATCTTGTCTTACTTTTTCATCATTTTGTTCGAACAACAATCTTACTGAAACCGCTGAAATTAGTTTTCTTGCTTGAAGTAATAAACGTCTTACATTGATTCTGTCTAAAGCAGATTCTCTAATTTGTAATGTTTTGTTACCCCAAATTACAGTTCCTACGTCTGAGAATGTTGCAATTGGATTTAATCTACCTTTGTATAAAGTATCTCTATCCTCTTGTGTTAGTTTTCTTCTTGCTTTAACTGCATTTACAATACCACGTGTGTAACCTGCGGCTGCGAACCAAGGGAATGCTATGTTATCAGTTAATGCTAAGTTTCTACAAACCTCTGCTGTTGCAGGAATATAAATCTGAGTATTATTTACTGTGTCTCTTGTTAATACCCAAGGATAATATGTAGCAGTATAGTTTGAGTCAATACCCGCATTTTCCAAGTTATCAACAGCTTCTTGTGGATAAATAACATCAGTTTGATTACCAGTTGTAGGTACAAACATATTGTAGTCAGGTGTTGTTGTAATGTAAATTGAATCAGCTCTGTCAAATTCAATCATTTCGATTGCTGCTTCTACAAGATTTGAGTTGTTTACAAAATCAATACCAGGTGTAACAAACACATTAATATTAACAGCTTCAGGATTTGCAAAAGTTTGTTGACCTAATAAGTAAGCGTAGTAGTCAGTGTTTGCATAATCTTGTGAGTTATTACCTACTGTGATTGTTTTGAATGCTCCCCAACCTGTTGCTGATGGATATCTGATTGATGAACAAGCACCTCTTAAGTAACCTTGTCTACCTAAAATAAATCTATCACCATTAGTTCTGTATTCTCTATAGATATCCCATCCATCAAAACCACCTGAACAAAGTAGTGAAAACTTACGTGCGAACAATCTGTAGTATGGGTTTGTTTCATCATCAGGGTCAGTAGTAAATGTTCCACTACCAACAAAGAACTCAGCTGTACCACTTGTTGTAAACGCATTAGCTATGGTAATACCTGAGGCGTTAATATCCATATGGAAACCTTTTGTTCTGTATGACCAATCATTACCAGTTGTTGCATCACAAATGTTTGTTGGTAAAACTTTTCCTTTGTAAGAGAAGAAATCAACATCATATCCTACTGTATCAGAAATACCTAAGTAAGTTCTTCTTACATTATCACCTGCACTTCTTAAAGCATCATCAGCACCAGAAGCTAATCCAAAAGGTGGATTGAAAACTACCTCACCAGGGAAGTCATACTTAGTTTTGTAAATAGGGAATGGAGATTTAACACCAGCATATTCTCTTGTATTATAACCTAAG